AACTGGGAATGACTGAGAAAAAAGTCATTAAATTAGAACTGCGAGACAATTACGAATTGTTTAAAAATATTCGTTAAAAAATTTGATTAAATACTTTAAATGTTTAAATTTACAAATCACTAAAAAACCTAAAAAAATGACAGAACTTATCAAAATTCAATCGGAATTAAAAGCACCGAAAAATCAGTTTAATGCTTTTGGCAAATACAAGTATCGCAATTGCGAGGATATACTTGAAGCGTTGAAACCTTACCTTTTAAAATATGGTTGCATGTTAACCATTTCAGACCAAATCAAAGAGGCAGGCGGCTTAATTTATTGCGAGTCAAGCGTGCAATTAACTTTGCCAAATGGAATCGTTGTAACGACAACTGGATGCGCAGGCATTGACCCAAACCGCAAGGGCATGGACATTTCGCAGTCGTTTGGTTCGTCATCGAGTTACGCTCGAAAATTTGCGCTCGGGGGTATGTTTGCTCTGGACGATACAAAAGATAGTGATACAACAAACACACATGGCAAAGCGCCAGAAACAAAGCCTAAAAAAATTGCATTGGTTAAAGGTTCGGCAGCATGGAAACAGATTGTCGAAAAATTGGCTAAAAACGAAATCACAATTTCAGACGTTGAAGCTAAATGCGACATCACAGAAGAGCAAAGAGAAATGTTAATGGATGAGGCTATATGAGACCATTCAAAATAAGATGCTCACAGATTTCCAAAATCATGGGCAAAGCAAAAAAGGAGGGCGAGTTGTCTGCGACATGCAAAACTTATTTGCATGAATGGTATGCGGATGACCATGAGGAAATTCATTCTAAGTACACTGAAAAGGGCAAGGCCGTTGAGGCAGAAGCCATCCAGTTTATGGCCGAGCAACTTGGCTTTCCTTTTGCTGAAAAAAACATCGACATATTTTCTGACGAATATATTATCGGAGAGCCAGACGTTTTGCCAACAGAAGACATTTGCGTGGACATAAAATGCCCATTTAATCGCAAAACATTTCTTGACAATGTATCTGGAATCAATGAAGACTATGTTTGGCAGGGTCGTGGTTACTTACAAATTACTGGGCGCAAGCAATTTATTCTATTCTATGCGCTTATGAACACGCCAGAGGATGTTAACTATGGCAAGGCCGTAAGTTATGACCATTTGCCTGCAAACCAACGTTGGCTCGCCTATACAATAGAGCATTCAGACGAAATTATTGAGCAGATTTATGCTAAGGTCATCCAGTGCAGAGAATATCTGGCACAATATCACGAACAAGTAACTAAAACAATTGGTAAAATAAACTAAAAATCATGGACGATAAAGACAAGTTAATTGAAATTTTAAAAGCAACCATTGAAGATTATAGAAAATTGGTTGTAAAGTATAAAGAGTCTGAGGAAATTAGGGATAGATTAATTGAGAACCAAAAAAAGCAAATAGCTAATCAATTAGAAATGATAAATTTATTATCCGATGCAATTAGATAAAATCAATATCAAAATTCGAAACAGACGAATTGAACTCGGCTATAATTCAGCCGAGCAATTCGCTTTCGAGAACAAATTAAATCGCAGCACTTACCAGAGAGTTGAGCAAGGTAAAAACATGACTATTGGCACACTGGTTAAGGTTGCGCAGGCTTTAAAAATAGATATAAAAGAATTGTTATGAAAAAATCAATTGAATTTTTTGCAGAATTATTATGGTTTATTTCGGTTTTGGCATTTGTATTTATCATTGTGCCAATTATTGCAGGTATTATTATTAGTTTAATAGCATGAAAGCCAAATATATCGGTAAAGTTGAAGACGGCCGTCTAAGGATTTTAAACAAAAGCATGTTTGATGCTCACATTGAATCGTTAAACGGCAAAGAGGTTTCAATCATATTAGATAAGAACACCAAAAAGCGTTCAAACAATCAAAATTCGTATTATCATGGCGTTGTTTTGCCTATTGTTAAGGCGGGATTGATTGACGCAGGATTTGAAAACTATCGAAACAATGAGCAAGTTCACGACTTGTTGAAGTTTAGATTCCTAAAGACTAACGAATCAAATACAGATGGCGAGTTTATAGAGCGAATCAAAAGCACCAGTGAACTATCGACCAGTCAATTTATGGATTTCATTGCAGAGGTGCAGCAGTGGGCAACTGAATTTTTAAACGTTTACATCCCAGAACCAAACGAAAACTTAGAACTAAATTTATGATAGCATTATTTGAGGAGTTAACCTATCAAATCACAGACAATGAGAAGCGATGCGCTAAATTCATTGAGGCAGTATTAAGAAAAACAAATAAATTTTACACTAATAAGCAATTGAGGAAACTAATCTTTGAGCGCTCTGGTAATGACACCGAGTTTGATTTGGCTGACTCCAGAATTCGAGTGATAATGAATTATTTGAGACGCACAACCGCTCCGAACATTATCGCATCTTCTAACGGCTACAAAATAACCGAAGACATTGACGAACTCAACAAGTATTTGGAGTCATTATATGACCGCATTGACGCAATTAAAGTAATCGCAGACCAAACATCCTTTTATGTCAAACAATATGGAGCGCAACGCTAAGATAATTGAGTTTTTAATTGCTGAAAATAATAGCGTTAAAATAACTGCGGCCAAATTTAAGGTGCAAAGGTCGTTTGTTATTCGTTTGACTGCGTACTATTATGGCATGGGCAACAAAGCGCTTGTCTCGGTTAAATACGATGACGTTGACCAGAGCGTTTATTTAAAAAAATATGAGGCCAAAAACCTTGTTATTTGTAATTTGTAAAATTTATAATATATTTGAGCATGAAAATAGACATTTCCAAATTGATTAGCTTTAGCGAGTATGCTAAAAAGAATAATAAAACAACTCAATGGTCTTATCACATGGCTAAGACTGGCAAAGTAAAAGTTTTAAAAATATCTGGTATTAATTTCGTTTTAATGGAATAAATATCGATATTTGAGTTCAATATAATTTCATTTGAAGTCGAGAGCAAGTGAAATTATTTAAAGGTTATTCACAACTAACCTTAGCCCACCATTCTCGACTGGTGGGTTTTTTTTTTTACATCTATGAAGTATTTTTTACACGATTCAAACTCCTTTAATGACGAAAAGGTAACAGAACTATTCATGGCTTTTGGCTATGAGGGTCTCGGCTTGTTTTATACTGCATTAGAAAAGTTCGCCCAACAAGAAAAACCAATCAAAACTGCGGTGCTAAAAAAGCAATTAAACATCGGAAAAAAGTTGGACAAATGTTGGTCATTTATGGAAAGTATTGGACTAATATCGTCAAACAATGGCGAAAGTTTCAACAAACAATTGCTAAAGTTTAGTGAAAACTATAAGATAAAAAAAGAAAAAAGCGCAGAACGTTTGAAACATTGGCGTGAAAATCAGCATGTTGCAGAAAATGAAACGCATTTCGAACACGTACGAAACGCATCTAAAGTAAAGATAAGTAAAGTAAATAGAAGTAAAGTAAAAGAGTATAGCAATTCTAACGAATTGACGCCCACTAAAAAACATTCATTTGAAAACTCTATTTATTTTGAAAAAAAAATATTTAAAGAGGCGTTCCCAGATTGGGAACGAGAAAAACTCGCTAAGTATTATGAAAGCGCTTTGCTATATTCGCAGTCCAAAGGAGTTAAATATCTAAACTGGGCGGCAGCCATCAAAAATTGGGAAAAAAGAGACAATCAAACTATAAAAAATGGAAAATCAGAATTTGAAAAGAACAGAAATGCAGTCGAGCAACGCATTAGACAAGCAGACGAGTACATCGCCGAAGTTGTATTCGGGAAACATCAAAGAATTGATAACGAGCAGTCCGACTCCATTGGCATCGATTAGAAAAGAGCAGGGCGATGGCTTTGTCTCAAAGGTAATTGAACGCACAATCGATGGATTAATCGTTTCTTTGAACGTTTCTAAGAACATGAGCGAAAGCCAGATTGCTGAGGCAGCGCAAATGGTTTATTCTGAATATTACTATTGGTCGGTGCAGCACATTGTCATGGCGTTTAACAACTTTAAAATGGGCAAATATCCAGAAATTGAGTTGTTTCATTCCTTTGACATTACCACTATTTTTAAAATTTTGCATAGATTTGAAAACGATTTAAAAAAGGCAAAGGAGCAAGTTGAGTCAGAGGCCATTCAAGAAAAATATAAGAAGTGGGAGCAAAGCTATCTGGATAATAAGCCATCGGACGAAATAATTGAGCAAGTTAAGGCAATAACTACAAAAATAATTGAGAAAAAAGAATATAAGAAAGCACCAGAGCCAAAAGAATGGTCGAGAACACGTGAATTGCTTGCCGAGTTTGACGAACTATGGCGAAGTGAGCCAAGTAGTGGTGCGGTGCGAGTTATTAGCGTAGAGGGGCGCAAATTGACTCAGTCTGAATATTTAGTTTATAGAGTAAACAAAGAAAATGGCGAATCCTAAATATTACGAATTGATTTGTCAGATGGGGCATGTGATTAAGCATATTAAAATTATGGCCACTCACGATGACTGGGAGCAATACGATAGGCGAATCAAACGAGAGTTGTTTGGCAAGGGCAAAGAGACTCCATTTAAAATTTTAAATAGCAAAATAATTAACCAAAATTTAGGACTATGAGTATAATTTTTATAATTTTAGCAGCAATGTGCAACGCTTTGATGGACACATTGTCAACGAGATACGATGTTTCCATATTTAGAAACTTTAAAAACCAACAATTCTGGGATTGGCGAATCAGTTGGAAAAACAAATGGAAACATGGAGACATTCGCAACGGCGAAAGTTTCTTTTTATCGAGCACTATGCTTTCGGCTTTGACAGATGGATGGCATTTGGCTAAAGGATTAATGCTCGGCTTTATATCTTTGGCCGTTGTCATGTACGTTCCAATGTACGGCATTCTGGACGCTTGCATCTTTTGCATTGTCTGGGGAATTACATTTGAGTTTAGTTACAACAAACTATTTAAAGCATGAGCGACATCAATCCAGACTATTATAAAAAAGGCGATAAGCAAGTATTTGAAATGATGCTTGATATCTGGGGCGTTGAGAAATACATTGCATTTTGTGAAATGAACGCCTTTAAATACAGAATGAGACTTGGCGACAAACCAGACCAACCAGTTGAAAGGGATTTGGCCAAAGCTAAATGGTACGAAACAATGGCTAAGAAGCTGAGAGCAGAGAACAAAAAAGAGAATCCAATCACTGACAGACTTGGAGCATTTGATTTTTAAAAGTCCAGTTTTTTAACGATTTAACTGGACAAAGTGCATGAAACTTTACTAAAAATTCATGCAAACATTTAACAAGCACCAAAAAAACATTTAACAAAACCTTTCGGTAAATAGGTAAACCGAGTATAAAACTATGACACCAATACAAGCACTTTTAAGGTTATTAAAACCTAAAGAACAAGTAAAAATAGAAAATCCAGAATTTAAAAATGTTGAATGGGCATTTCAGT